GTGCATAGTTGCCTGTTGAAATCCAGTCTGTTGGATCGTTAAAGCCAATAGACAATCCGTCAATGCTTTTTGTAATATCCTTACGAAACTTGCTTACATCAAATGGTTTACCCAATGTCTTCTCCTATCTAAAATTTTACTTATTGTAACATGAAAAAGAATGAGGGCAAGGAGAAAGGAAAAAACCTTGCCCTCCTTTGCCGTTAAGATGAAGACTGTCTGCTACGAATCATAGCAAGTATATCTTCGGCTTTCTGTCCACTACCAGAAGGGGAAGCTGGTGTTTGGACTGGTGCAGTTGGAGTTGCACCCATCTCTTCAGGTGTAGCAACCGGAGCAGGAGCCACTGTTTCTGCTACCGGGGTTGGTGCTGGTGCACTAACCTCTACAGGTTGTACTGTTGCTGATGCAGCCGCCGCCATTGCTGGAGCTGTTGCTGATCCTTCAGGCTTTTGCATACCTGCTGGACGAAAGTATGACCCCCAACGATCAATATCATATGCCTGGCCATCTACTGATGCTTCAAACATTTCTTTCATCACTTTTAGTTCTTCTTCACCTGGACGTTTAGGTAGGAAGTCACCTAAATTATATAAACCTTGTGAGTCAATAGCAGTGGCTTCTGCTTCAGTTAATGCAGTTTCTTTCCTTGCCCATTTACTTGTGCTATAGTCAGCATAACCACCTTTAGAAGTTTTGCTTACTCTAAAGTCTAAACCTCTTGCATAATCTGTAGGTAGTTCCTCTAATTCAGGATCCATCAATGCACTTTTAATAATTTGGAATATCTGTGGCCCAATTATGAAACGTCTAATAGACTTATCTGACTTGTCATCTGCTATAGGATTTTCTCTTACAAATCCTTGCATAATGTAACTGCGTTTCTTCCAGTACTTACGACCCATATCTTCTAGTGATTTATCTTTAAACCAAGGACGTACTTCTGTAAGGATTGGACAAGTATCGCCCCACATCTCAACACAAGGAACCTGTACTTGAACACTCTTGCTGTCCATCTGTCCTTTAATGCCATTGAATGGTAGTTTGATCATTGCACGTTCAATCCAAAAGAACGTGTTGGAATTGTCTGCATCAGGAAGGAAACGTAGTACTGCACTATCGCCTTCGTTCATATTCCAATGTGGGTAAATTGCGTTATCGCCGCCGCTTGTTTGATTACCTTGCTTGTTATCTGCCGCTGCAAGGCGAGCTCTTATTTCTGCTAATGAAGCCATTTTCTTCTCCTATTGCCTACGAGTAGCAACTACTACTCTATCATTTGCCTGTTTATGTTTGTCAACAAATAATGCAACTACATTACTTGCACTTTTATTTAGCACAGTAATATCTAAAGGTAATTTTTTATCTGTGAAAAAGTTAAACATGACTAATAATAGCACATGCACAGGAATAGTCAAAGATTTTGGTTAAGTTTGTTAACCTTTTGCGAGGTAGAGGATTCTTTCCAACATAGGATCACGTTCTGCTTTGAGTGCTTGTTTGCCAGTGTCGATATCTTCTATCTCTGTCATGTCTTCAGGATCTAAATCATCATCTGCCATTGGATCAACTGCTTTTTCGTTATCAGTGCCATCTTGGTCGTTTGGATTAACAAAACTATCCATGCCTTCTTCAACACGTACAACTTCACCACAACTGGTACATCTGCCATCAGCGTCACCATCCCCATCGTGTATTGGGGCATCACAACACATACTTAATTCTTCTTCTGCTTCTTCAATGTCTGAACCGCCAGCAGTTTTAACAACGTCTTGTCCGCCTAATCCCATTTCTAAACTGCGTTCTTTTCCTGCGGCCGCATTGGCCTGTCCTGCTTGATATCCACTTGCTGGCTCTTCCTGTGTTGGTGATTCGCTAACTTCTATGTCTATGTCAACACCAAGTTCCTGAGCACGTGCCTTTACTAATTCTCTACAATCTGCATCTGGATCTTTGTCTGCTAGTTCACCAATGTCATCAAACAAACTGTCATCGCCGATAAGATCATAAAGTTGTTCTGAAGCATACTCGCCATCAGGTCCACATGGTAGAGGCTTTGACATAAGCTCTTGTAGCCTTGCCATGTCTTCTGCAGTTTCTGGCAATGCCCATGTACCTTCCATAATCTGGTTGGTCCAGTTTTCAAATTGGTTTGCTTCTTTCATTGTGCTTTCCTTTATTTTTGCTAGTATAGGCAATGCTTCTTCGATACGGCTATCAACTGCACTGTTTACAAATACTTCTCTTACACTTTCAATTGTTTCGTCTAATTCTGTTGCTACTGCTGGATCATATGTGGCAAATATTTCTTTGTATCCACGTTTGCCAATCATCTTCTTGGCTTTGCGTTTTAGATCTGCATAATGCTTTACTGCATCTTCTACTATGCCTAGTGCTTGTTCGTTTTGTGCAAATGCATTACTGCGACTCGCTCTTACAAACTTTCCTAGTGTTTTTATTTCATTTATGGTTTCGCTAATGTACTGTCCAAATGCATCATATGGTGTACCGCCTTCACTTACGTGACGTGCCATTGCTTTAGCACCAGCAATACTTTCAAAAGGCATGCGAAATCTTTCACCTTGTGCATTTTCAACAAATAGTGCCGCAATGTTTCTGAAGCGTTGCTCACCTTCGCCAATAGCTCGTGAATGTTGTATCACTACTTTTGCTTTGCCTGGCTGGTTGCTATAGCTCTTGCTCTTACCTTGAGCTTTCCATGCTTCCATTATTAGACTTTCGCTTATGTCTGCCATGCTGGCCATTTGATACTTTAGTTTGTTCATGTTGTTCAAACTGAATGTAAGAAGGTTGCGTTTTGCAGTTTGTCTAAGCATTGCAAGAAAATCATACCAATCGCCTTTGTCACCTGGATCCATGCCTTTGCCTAAGTTGTCACCATAGTAGACTTCTAAGTCATTGTCTCCATTTATTAATACTACAACTGTTCCGTATTCATTTCCGTTAACAGAAAAATTGAAACTAAACAAATCCGCTTCGCTCGGATTTACTGTAGGTTTACCCATTGAATCCAAGCTCTTAGGATCTAAGTCTCGAGTAACTAACAAATCATAAATTTGTTGTGATGCTGTGTTTTCTTGTGCCATGTACGTATTTATTAAAACATTGCCACAAACGGCATAGGTTCTAATGTCTCCTCGCTAAAATCTGTAAGGTGCGAATCAAGTTCTTTGTGATAACTTGTAAGAACCTGGAGCATACGAATCGCCAGAAGCGTACTCATCACTAAATCATCAGTCTCGCCAGGCTTGCCAGCATAACTTGTACCGTGAGCAACAAAGTTCTTCAATTCTCCAATCAAACTAGGAGAGCTTATTGTCATCTTGTTTGTTTCAACCAGTGTTTTTAACTTGGCACAGGCTGCAATTTTACTTTTGTTTGTGGTATTAAAACCTTTACGATATCTACGCCCGCTTGCACTTACTACACTACTGTCACTGAGAAAGTATCCTTCAATGTTTTGCTCTCCGTATTGTTCTATGCATAACAAAGCGGCCTCGCCTATTGTATTGTTTTCAACACTATAGTAAACGCTTTGTGGCTCTTGCACAGCCGAATTTATTTCTTTGACTATTTCAACCATAATTCTAATTTGTTCTGTGATTGGCGTTCTGTTGTGTCTCCATTCTGCAACTTGTGTAGTTGAGTTTGCTTCGTAAACTTGTATAGCACTAGGGTCTCCGCCAGTACCAAGACTAGGATCTAGTGCAACTACATATATTTTACCTTTCTGCGGACGTTTATACCAACGTACCTGTCCAGTTTTGTATAATGGTTCAAATAAACCTTCCAGATCAATTAATTTTGTCGGAGATATAAGTGTTTCGTCTGATATAATAAATTCACAGTCCATCTCTCGTCGAAAACGTTCAATCCCAAGTATGTTACGTTGTTCAGTTGCCCAATCTTCGTCTCTGTCAGGATGCTCTCGCCAGTATGCTCTATATGCCTTAAAACCATTGATGCCAAGTTCTTTAGTATTTCCAAATTCGTCTTCAGTTTTATTAGCACCTTTCCATATAAATGCAAATTGATCCTCATCACTGTTTGGAGTACTGGTAATAATCGCACCACCACCTGTTGACAATGTAGGCGATATACTAGTCCAAAATTCTCTGGCGATAGTTGGTCTTACAAATGCAAACTCATCGCAATATAACAAGGTTATACTCATACCTCGTCCTGTGTTTTCAGTTGTGGTTTGTGCTACTATTCTACTTCCATTATCAAATTCTATTGAGCCCTTGTTATAACTGGTTACACCTGCACGTATATGATCAGGACATGCTTCATAGCTGTATCTTACACGTTGCATGATTTCTTGGGCACCTGCATATTTGTGTGCCGCAACCAATATTGTACTATCAGGTTTGAACATTGCATACCATAAGAGATATCCAGCCGCACTTGTGCTTTTACCAGTTTGTCTAGGCATCATTGATATGCTGAATCTATAGTTGTGATATGTGCTTATTAAACGTTCTTGAAACTCCCAGGGATCGTACTGCAACTTTCCTTGTACAGGATGTTGAATAAAGAAAAAGTTACGCATAAAGTACTCTGGGCCAGTTTCTGGATCAGCACAACGCATAAACTCGTCTAGTTGTTGTTCAGTGAATTCTTGTTTTTTATAAGGAGTTTTTACTAATACCCCATCTTCTTGTCTTGCTACCATACTAGTACTTATAGTGCTCGGGCAATCTCAGGCCACAGTTTTTCAAACTGTCCTTTTTGATCAGGATGCCATTCTGTTTCTAATTTTTCTGTAAATTCAATAAATTCTTTACTGCGTGTAAGATTATCTGGCGACAAAAGTTCTTTTATACCATGAGAAGTAGCTTCACCTGTATTACCTTTTATAAGTTGTTGTTCGATTCCAGATAAAAAGTCCAATTCACGATTTGTAGAAGGTCTGTTTGATCCAACATGTAGTTTTCTGTATCTATGTATTTCGTCAATTGCCAATTGTCTTATTTGGTCGTTGTGTTGACTAGGGTCAAGGTGATCGCCCCATACAACCTGCCAAGTAATAGATAAGTTATGTTTAAGTGCATATTCTTTTAGTTCGCAAACTTTTGTGCAGTTGTATATATTATAAACTGCATGTATTCCTCCGCCATGTGAAGAGTTTTTTATTTTGTTTGCAACAGTGGTAATATTTTTGTCCATTTGTTTCCAAGAACTACCCCACCTGACGTATTCAAATCTTTCTCCGATGTTATCGAAACTCATACTCCAACTGACATTATCTCTTGCAAGTAACTTTTTTGGTACTGGAAATCGATCAAAATCTACAG